TTGGGTTTATCATTTAAAACATTAACTTCAGTGTTAAACAAAGGCAACAAAGAAGTCATGCTTTTTACAGGTATTCCATAAGCACGAACTAGTATCTCTTCTTCTGGTCTGCCTCTAAGGTCTTTAGCTATACGCTCATAACCACCAAAAGGATTTTCATCTGAGTGCAAATAAACCACTGATGCGTCTCTAGATGGGCTGTACTGCTTAATAGGTACCTCCTTATCTATCAACACACCATAACGTGTCTGTAGCGTTTCTACGTCTTTTAGATACTCTGCTACAAAGGGAGTATAGCCATCAATTGGAGTGAAGCCTATTCCCATCTTAGCGTCCCTAGTAGCCAGTCTGAACCTAAGAGTATTTACCAATGAAGCATCGCCCAGGTACTCATCTAACCACGCACCTATGTTCAAGCCCTTAGCATCAGGAAAACCGAACTCAAAACCCTCTAGTATAGTTTGGTTGTTGCTAAACTGAGTGTACGTTTTAAAGTCTACACGAGTACGGGTATCAGGAAAGATAAAGCTCTTAGCTGTAAACCCGTTCTGCATACTATAGTTGATGTACCCCTCAATGCTCTTAGTCTTCTTCTTGAACTCCTTAGGCATCATTTCCCATACTGCTGCTTGCTGCACCTTAATGGAAGTATCCTCGTTCTGGGAAAAACATACCAAGTGACCATCATTGCTTTCAGTCACTGCTTCCATTACAATCTTTGCAAATCCAGTAGTCTTACCTGATCTGTTGCCACCAAGAACTAAGCACTCGTTGTAATCCTTCAACCCATCCTTTATTCGCTCCCATCCAGGAAGATTAAAGCCATGACGAATAGGATCATCCTCAGATGCCTTAATCCTGCTCTCATGAGCCTTATGCAGCTCTTTAAGAAGATTAAGGTCATTCTCGTACAGCCAGACGATTTCCTCTGCTGTAAGAGGAGTCAGAAAAGGATGTTCAGTAAACTTAATTATTTTTCCAATCTATTTGTTCTAGCTCCTGCATGGACTTTTTAGCAACTAAGGCTAATAAGACAGCTAGATTCTCCTGAAAGTGTTCTTCATCCATCTTATTAAAAAGATCGTACTCAAAACCATCTTCTGTAACAGTTGCAACTAAAACAGATTGCCATCCTGGACTAATAGTGTCTAAGCACTTATGAACTAAATCAATGTTATTGTTCATTAAATAATTCGTGTTATATCGTGCCTAATTGGATCACTCTTAAAGGGTTTGCTTTCAATCTTAGAATCTGAGCTTTTATCTCTAAATTTACTTTCGTACTTAGGGCGGAATATCCTATTGTACCCCTCGTAGAACTTGTCCCAGTTAGATACTCTATTCCTGTCTCCTTTACCGCTCATCGTCTAAATCTATTACCTGTGCTTCCCTCATTTTGTTCTTAGCCTTTTCCATTAGCTCCCTGTAGTCCTCGTCAGTGTAAACCTTTTCCTCACGATTAATACTCGTAGCTTCACCTCTAGCCAATAAAGCCTCCCTAGCTGAGTTAGCCTTAGCTATACTAATATCCTTAATATCCTTGAAAGTAGGCTTAATCTCACCTGACTCCATGTCCTCACGTACCTTCTGAACCATATCTTCCTCTAAGGAACTAATATGCAAATAAGAATAAGAAGCTAGTTGACCACCTAGCTCTCTCCACTTACCTAAGTGATCAGCGTAAGTAGCTAGTACCCTAACAATAGTATTCCTCTTGAACCCGTACTTACGTACTAACTGAGTCTGAGTCTTACCACTAGCACTAAGGAACAATATCTTAGCAGCCTTCTCAGGATCATATCTCTCTAATGCCTTGACACCATCAAGCTCAGAACTCTTAACAAATTCCTTGATCTTTTCATCTATGTCAGATAAAAGTTTTTTCTTGACTAATTCTTGCTGCACTTTATTTTTATTGCATATTTACACAATTATGTCAAGCAGTACGTACAGTAAACCCCTTGAGTACAACAATTTTTAAAAGGGTGGTTTATGATACAAGTACTGACCGCCCTCAGCGTCACTGACCCCCTCCCCCCTTTACATTTTATTTACATTTTGATTAGTCAAAGTCAGTACTTTGATTAGTCAAAATCTAGACTTTGATTGCTCAAACTAATCACTTTGATTAGTCAAAGAAAACACTTTGATTCATCAAACAATGGACTTTGATTAGTCAAAATTAGCATTTTGATTGTTCAAAGTGTAAAATTTGATCGCTCAAAATAACCCTTTTGATCGTTAACGCATTTTTTCTGACATCAGTTGATCTAATCCAATGCCTAAACATCAACCCTTTTATCGGGTACCATTTAGAGCCCTTTCATTAACTCTAGTGACCTTTCCTTTGATCTTTTAAGCTCTCTTCAATCGCATTTTACCATTAAGCTTTAAACCTGTCAAATGATCCTAAAGGTATTTAGACACAAAAAAGCCCCTACCTGTTGAGGCAAGGGCTTTGAAGGGCTCTAAGTAAGGGCTATTAGTTAAGCAAGTACTTCGAGTAGATATCCGCTACTTCCTTAATTGAGATATCAAATTCTTCCGCTACTTGGCGGAAGGTGTAATTCCCTAGAATCAGCATGTCTAGCACTTCCTCAATCATTGACAAGTTCCCCTTCCATTTTTTCGATCTCATCGAACTTCACAACATGGCAACCAGCTCTGACAGTTCCAACAGTTGATATGGCATCGAGTTGATAGTTCCCAAGCTCGAATTTTTCACCGTTCCTTTGCCATGCTTTCCCGCTTTTCATTACTGATTTAACAAATCGGATTGCTTGCCTTGCTTGCTCTGTGGGGAAGTAAGCACCTTTAGAGGTTTCAACGGTTTTACCATCATCAACTAATCTAAGCAAAGTTTCGGGATAAGAGCTTATCCACACCTTTTTTCCGTTTCGCCAAGCGATCACCTTTTCTTTCATTTCAGCTTTCAACTTGGCTAGTTTTTCGGCTTTCCGCTTTGCTTCCCTAATTCGGATTGCTTTGATCTTTTCCTTCACGTCATCCGCTTCGAAATCGAAATCAAAATCAAAGCGTTCTAGAAGGGCTTCGCAATCGAAGGTTTCGCAATACTCAATAGCAGTATACTTTGATCGCTTTGCTTCCGTAAGGTGGAAGTCGTAGTACTTTCTAGCTTTCGAAGCCTTTTCAAGACTTTCGCGGAAGTTCTTCGCGTAGTAAGAAACGTTTTCCAAATCGTTTCTTTCTTCCTTTTCGCTTCCCGTGCAAGGAACCATAAAAGTACGGGTTTCTTTAGGGATTGCAGAACACACTATAGAAGTGTGCTTACTAGTTGAGACAGAAGGGCTTTCTGAATTAATCAAAACGACTCCATTTTCTTGAAATTTAGCAATGGTGTAATGCTCACCATAGCTAAATATTGAGGAGCCATGGAAAATCATATTGCTTGCCCTTCCATGCTGTTGAGTTTGTTGAGCCCAAATGTGCGCAACTTCGTTATGGTTTCTTAAAACTACTCTCATTTATTAGACTTTCTTTTTAGTGTTTCGATTTTAAGCAAAGCGATTAAGACAATCGCTCCACCGATAAAGCGGATTTGTTCCGCTGTTAGATTTGTGATGATTTCCATTTTAGTCTTTAGGGTCTCTATTAAGTAAGGCTAACGATATTTGATCTTCCATGTGTTGGAAATCATCTATCGTTTTTTGAAACTCACCGATTTTCTCTCTTATAAGAGAAAAATCTTCCTCAATATTTTTATGTAGCGTAGATTCTATCTCCTCTAACATGTCATGCAATGCGAGAAACCGTCTTTTGTTTCTGTCTATTATGAATGATTTTTCCATATGATTTTTTTTTAGCGTTTAGTCGAAGAAGGAAACCCTTCTTTTAGATTAAATCATTTAAAGCGGATTTTTTAGATAATGGAAGCCTTTTTTCAGTTATTTGAAGGGGCTTTAAACTGAATCTTTAGGACTTCTAATGTCATTATTTTTTCCCCTGGTGCGTTAACCTGGTGATGTAAAAAAAATGTAAACGTAAAATATCTGTAAATGTAAATTTATTGTAAATGTAAAATGTTTGTAAAAGTAAAAAAAGTGTAAATGTAAATAATTCGTAAACGTAAATAAAATGTAAATGTAAAATATTTGTTAATGTAAATAAACTGTAAATTGAGATTGTGTCTCATTATCATACTTATTGAGAATGATTCTCATTAGTGAAACACATACATACATACATACATACATACATACATCTACATACATCTACATACATACATCTACATCCACCTACTGTACGACAACGGATCTACTGGGATGCTATTACGTCTTATACATTGTACATTTTCGGCATAGTTCATTGTGCTGAAAATAATTATCGACCTTTCAGCTTATTTCGTCAACTTTTGGAGCATGGATAAAATAAAAAACGAAATGGATTACAACTTCCCGATCACTAAACGATACGAAGACGACGAAGATGGCCGTCGCCGTAACAAGTCAATCGAGATCTTCGACAGCGAAGAGTGGAGCGACGACATCGAGCAGTGGGTATACGGTTATCGCGTGGCAGCTCAACACGAAAATTGGACAGGGGCCGAATGGTTGTGCATCACTAACTCAGAGTTCACCACCTTATTCGACGAAGCCGTCAATATTGCTAAAGAGATGCAGTCGGAGCTTTACGAATAACTAAACACAAAGGAGAAAATAATATGGATCACAAAAATAACGCACAATTAATAGAGGAGGAATCAAACAATCTTCAAGCTTACAGTGCTTGGGATTCTTTCGACGCTCATTGGATTGCCAGTGAGAAGTACTCGATCATCAATTTGACGCAACACAAAGCGTCAGACGATCAAAAATCTGGAGGAGTCTTTGATTCCTCAGAAGTATCTGAGGAGTTCGAAGCTGAAGTAAAAAGGCTTCTAACCTTCGACGAGTTGCCAGACGAAAAGACAATCTGGCAGCGATCTATGGCCCTTGCGGATTACTGCAAGGAGCTAGGTGTTAAAGTCGCACTGATAGGCGGTGCTCCATTCTTTATGGGGCCTTTGGTAGAGGCTTTGAAATCGCGGGGAGTCGATCCTCTTTTCTCATTCTCAAAAAGGGAGAGTGTGGAAAAAGATGTAGACGGGAAGACCGTAAAAACTTCGGTCTTTAAACACGTTGGATTTGTTCCAGCTTTCTAAACA